CTGCATCAGACAACAGGAGCTTCGAGCGTAAATCTGACCACAGTATCAAGCGGTAGCCGCGTAAAAATTGCAGACTGCGCACTACACGCCAAACTTGTTGTTGAAAGTGAAGTCACAACGGCAATGCTTGACTCCGAAGCGTTCAACATCCCCGTCAACAGACTAATTGATTTGTGGGTAGCACGTTATGGAAACAAGTGGATAGACCTAACTGAGCTAGAGGACGATGAGTTCTTTAACACAGCGTTCAAGAGACTTAAACAACTCGGAGAAGTTGAAGTCCATTTTTTAACAGATAGAGCGCGGTATGTATGCCGCATGCCAGAGCAATAAAAGGAGAAGCAAGTGGGAAAAATGAAAACATTGGGTGAAGACCTAAAAGAAAAATTAGAGGCGTACGCTAACGCACAAGGATCACGGAACGTGGGCATGGGCATGGGAGTGCAGCAAGCTATGCAACAAGCACAAGTAACGCACAACATACAAATAAAATCAAGAATAGTAAGCAACATGCGCGGCGTAGACGACCCCAACCAACGCGAGGCGTATGCCATCCCGCTATCAAGACTGGTAGATATGTGGAGAGCAAAGTTTGGTGACACATGGATAGATGTATCTGAACTAGATGAAGAGTTTTGGATGGACGCATCATCAAGACTTCACAGAAATAAACTCATGGAAGAAGTTGAGTTCCACGCCAGCAACACGCCGTGGGCGCGACTGAAGGAAGATGCGTAATGGAAATAATTGACAACAAGGCGTTGGTGTTACGCACACGCGACCCGAGCAAGTACAGCATCATTCCAAAGCACAAAGTAATCGGTGAAGAAGATGGCATCTATCAAGTTGCTGTTTACTGGGGGCTTGACGAAAGTCGTGTGTTAAAAAACCTTGGTGTGAAAGATGTTCCGTCTCCAATCAAGGGACGCTATGGATGGCCGGGCAAGCACAAGCCTATGGATCACCAAATTGAAACAGCGGCGTTCTTGACGCTACATCGCAGAGCATTCTGTTTCAACGACCCCGGCACTGGTAAGACGCTTGCTGCCTTGTGGGCAGCTGACTACTTGATGGAACGTAGTGAAGTGCGCAGAGTGTTGGTGCTGTGTCCGTTGTCAATCATGCACAGTGCGTGGATGGGCGACATTATGAAAAGCACAATGCACAGAAGCGCCATCGTTGCCCACCATCAACAAGCATCGCGTCGCATAGAGATGATTCAACGTGACTACGAAATCGTGATTGCCAACTACGATGGGTTGAACCTGATTGCTGATGAGATACGTAATGATGGGCGCTTTGACTTGGTAATTGTCGATGAGGCCAACGCATACAAGAATCCATCAACACGACGTTGGAAGGCGCTGGCATCCATCATCAAACCTGAGACATATCTGTGGATGATGACAGGCACTCCAGCATCACAGTCGCCTGTTGATGCGTACGGCCTTGCACGATTGGTTAACCCAAGCGGTGTGCCCAAGTTCCAAACAGCGTGGCGCGACAAGGTGATGAACAAGATAACCATGTTCAAGTGGACACCCAAAGACAACGCAAGGTTGCTTGTGTACGAAGCGTTGCAACCAGCAATCCGTTTCACAAAAGGGCAGTGCCTTGACTTACCACCAGTTATCACAGTAACGCGTGAAGTACCGATGACACCGCAACAGAACAAGTACTACAGGCTGTTGAAAGAACAGATGATGGTGCGTGCGGCGGGAGAAATAATCAGCGCAGTTAACGCCGGTGTTGCGGTAAACAAGTTGCTACAAATATCATGTGGTGCCGCCTACACAGACGACAGGGAGGTTGTTGAGTTCGACGCATCTCCGCGTCTGCATGTGCTCGACGAAGTGCTTGAGGAGACAGAACGTAAGGTCATAATCTTTGCGTTGTTCCGCTCCAGCATAGCTACCATCGTTACGCATCTGACCAAGCAGGGCTATGCCGTGGGACAAATTCACGGCGACGTGAGCGCCAGCAAGCGCGGACAAATCATTGGCGACTTCCAGACCACTGACAAGATACGCGTGCTTGTCTTGCAACCACAAGCAACCGCCCACGGGATTACCCTAACTGCCGCTGACACCGTGGTGTTTTTTGGCCCGCTGATGAGCGTGGAGATGTACACACAGTGTATTGCCCGCGCAGATCGGAAAGGTCAAGACTCTGACAAAGTTACTGTGGTACACATTGAGTCAAGCCCTATTGAGAAAAAACTATTCACGGCAATGGCCGGTAAAGTAAACGACCACAAGTTGTTGGTTGATATGTTCGACAGCGAAGTTAAAAATATTTAAAGAAAGGAGTTGTGTTTGGTTTTGTTCCGTGTATGATGTTAAACGTTAGACAAAAAAACAGGAGAAGCAAATGACTGCAACAGTCGATGATGACGCTCCCCCGCAAGAGGAGAGCAATGAATTGGCCACTGTCCCAATGGACAAGTTGGCAAAGGTGTACCGTAAGATGGCGGCTCGAATTCAAGAGCTGACTCAAGCGTACGAAAACGAAGTTGAGGAAATCAAACGGCAGCAAGACACCGTGAAGATTGCCCTCAAAGATCAGATGCTTGCACTGGGCGTGTCCTCTGTGCGCACTGACCAAGGCACTGTAGTGTTGTCCACAAAGACACGCTACAACACACAAGACTGGGATTCATTCAAGACATTCGTGCTTCAACACGAAGCCGTTGATTTGTTGGAGAAGCGTATTGCGCAGACCAATATGGCAACATTCCTTGAAGATAACCCCGGCCTCGTACCACCCGGATTGAACTCATTGACTGAGTACGCAATCTCTGTTCGCAAACCAACCAAGTAATCAGGAGAAATATCACATGACCAATGTGACGCTTTTTAACAAAGCAAACGTACCAGCGTTTGCAAAGAATCGTGAGGGCTTGTCCTCAGTAGCCAAAGCTTTGGCTGGCAACAACGTAGATACCACCAAGCGTATCTCAATCAAGGGCGGCGTGTTCCGCTTGTACAGCGGCGGTAAAGAAATTGCCTCAATCGAAGAGCGCTATCTAGACGTTGTGTTCGTTGCCGCCGCGCCTGAAATCGGACGCGTGTTTTATGCCAAGGCATACGATGGTGAAGTGTCTGCGCCTGACTGCTGGTCTGCTGATGGTAAGACCCCATCTATTGATGCTGGCAACAAACAGCACTCCAGTTGCAAAGACTGCCCACAGAATATTGCAGGGTCTGGTCTGGGTAACAGCCGCGCATGCCGCTACCAGCAACGCGTTGCTGTAGTGTTGGCCAACGACATGGAAGGCGACATTCTTCAGTTGACTCTGCCAGCCAAATCAATCTTTGGTGATGGCGAAGGCGAGAATCGCCCATTACAGGCGTACATCAAGTGGTTGATGGCGCAACAAGAACCAATTGACCCCAGCTTGGTCGTGACACGCTTGAAGTTCGATACCAAGTCGGAAAGCCCCAAGCTGTTCTTCAAAGAGATGCGTTGGTTGAACGAAGACGAGTACGAAACAATCTCTGTCAAGGCTGAGTCCGCAGAAGCCAAACGCGCTGTTGCAATGACAATGCCCAAGCAGACTACCGTGTCTGCCCCAGCGCCTCTGGCTATTGCTGGTAAGCGTCCTGTCGTGGTTGAGGAAGCGGAGGAAGAAGAACCCCCAGCACCCCCACCCAAGGCGAAGAAAGCCAAAGCCGCGCCTGTCGCAGAGGAAGAAAGCGAAGAGCCTACTGTGCGTAAGGAAGAGAAGAAACCGAGTTCCGTGCCTGTCAAGAAATCAAACTTGGCGGCGATGGTTGACGACTGGGAAGAAAACTGAGGAGGACGGGGCTTCGGCCCCTCACAATATGGCTTACTCACAACAAACAATAAACATGGTCATGAAAGCGCCTAAGACGTTGGGTAACCAACTGGGGCGCTGGGCTGTTCACCACAACTTCTCTGTCGTACGAATCTCTCAAGCACTTGGCGTTTCACGCCAATCTGTTTACAACTGGTTCGGTGGTGGTGAAGTGTTTGTAGCTTACCGGCCAGCGGCAAGCTCACTTCTCAAAATTCTACAAACATCAAGCACAGCCGATGAGGCTTGGAGAAAAACATGCAAGGCGTTCAACCTAAACAACTGAGCAACAACGAACTTCTACGTTACACATACATTATTGGTTTCGACAAAGTCACGCCTGAGTGGGTTGAGACACTTGTTGAACGCTTGGCTGACTTGATTGATGCCCGCGAGAAAATCTTCCAAGATGGGTTTGAAGAAGGCTTTGAGCAAGGCGTAGAACACGCAAACGACGACTTCAAATAAACCAAAGGATAGACATGACTCCGCTCGAGTTCCTAGCGGTGGTTTTGCCGTCTTCGGGTTTAGGCTCGTACTGTGCGGTAGAACTCACAAGAAAAAAACAACATGTGTTCAAGGACACAATTGAGGAACTGCAACCCCACATAGACAGTTGGAACGCTGACCATTGCGACATCTTCTATGCGGTTTCTTGTTTCAACGGCAACAAGCGTGAGGCTGACAAAGCCACGCACATAAAGTCTTTCTTTGTTGACTTGGATGGTTACGCATCAAAAAAAGAAGCTGTGCTGGCGCTGGACGCATTCATGGTCAAGGTCGGGCTGGACAAGCTCGGCAAGCCGTGGATTGTTGGTTCTGGTGGTGGGCTTCACTGTTACTGGCCGATCACACGCGACATGACGATTGCTGAATGGCGACCTGTTGCGCAGAACATAAAACTCCTGTGCAAGCAAGAAGGCATGGTCATCGACATGAATGTCACCGCAGATGCGGCGCGGTTGATGCGTGTGCCGGGCACTATGAACCACAAGAAGAAGTATGCCGTACCGCTTCATGTAAAGCTGTTGATGGAAGGCGACCTGTTTGACTTCGATGCGTTTGCTGAAGTCATCAACACCAACCTCAAAGAAAAAGCAGTGCCGCAACCTGACCCGATCATGTTGCCGGGGGCGAGGCCGAAGAATGCCAAGACTGCCGCTCAAGTAAAGATGATGCAGAACAGCCGCACAATCTTTGATGAGTTCCAACCGCACTGCGCCCAGATTGCTGACTATGTCGCCACCGCCCAAGAGGACGGCAAAGAACCTATCTGGAGAGCGTTGCTGTCGTGGGCGAAGGTCTGTGATGATGGCGTTGAGAAAGCTGTGTGGCTGTCTGAGTTGCACCCATACACGTCGGACAGGATGAATCAGAAGCTGGCTGAGATAAAAGGGCCGTACTCCTGCGCGGCAATGGACTCTCTGAACCCCGGCATCTGTACCGCGTGTCCGCACTGGGGGAAGATCACAAACCCGTTGATTCTTGGGCGTGAGATCAGAGCTGACAACACAGAGAAGGTCATCCCGATGACCACTGTAAGCGAAGACTTTGTTGAAGAAGAGTTCTTTGCGCTTGAGGATGCAGAAGACGGCGACGCCCCAGAACACATTGATGCAGTTAAACGCCCACTGCCACCACGCGGTTACAGCTACGGCGAGAACGGCGGCGTGTACTTTGTCAAGACAGAAGAAGATGAGGACGGCAAGAAATCCAAGAAAACTGTTCAGCTTGTTCCGTACGACTTGTTTGTGGTTGACCTGCTCAAGATGGAGGACGACCATCTGGTTCACATGGCCGCTGTGCGTCCCGAAGGTGTGTTTACACTTAACTTCCCGCAGAAATCAATCGTGAGCAAAGACGAGACGCTCAAATGGTTAGCTAGTCAAAACATCGTGTGCACATTTGCGGGTTTCGATAAACAGCTCTATGAGTATGTCCGCGCCTGTGTAGGCGAGGCATCGCAGTCCAAGAAACCGATTGTTGTCCCGTACCAATGTGGCTGGCAAGAGAACGACAGCTTTGTTTACAACCACCGCGTGTTCAGTAAAGATGGTGGAGAGACCCGCGTCCCGATGCCCGGCCTTGAGAACATCAACCGCAACACATCTGGGGCTGGCAGTATCGATAAGTGGCGTGAGTTGTGGCAGACCATATTCGTCAACAAACCAAACATGGAAACGGCGTTAGCTGTGTGTCTGGACTCGTTCGGTTCGCCCTTGATGCGGTTCACTGAGTATGAGGGCTTCGTGTGGCACATCGGCTCACGCCATTCTGGTACTGGTAAGTCACTGGTTCTGAGTGCGAAGGCTGGCGTTTGGGGACACCCACTGCGGTACAGGACAGGCAAGGGCACATCTCCGGTTGCTATGCAGCAACGCGCCGGTCTGCTCAACAGCATGCCGCTTCTGATTGATGAGATAACAAATACTCAACGCGCCAACATGGAATGGGCACCAACGTTTATCTTTGACTTTGCTGAAGCGCAGGGCAAGGAGCGTATGGAGTCCGGTGCGAACAAGGAACGCATCAACAACACGACATGGAAGACAACCTGCACCATGACTTCCAACGAAAGCCTGACAGACTACATGGCAGGGGCAAGGAAGTTCAGTTCAAACGGTGAGCTTTTGCGTATGCTGGAATGGAATCCAAACATTAAGTTGGAATGGACTCCGCAAGAACGTGAAATTTTGTTGCAGATGAAACACAACTACGGCGTAGCTGGTGAAGCGTGGATTAGATGGCTTACAAAGAACCAGCACATAGCAGAACAGGTTGTGAAGAAAACACACAAACACTTGAAAAAGGTATTGAACTTTGACGACGACGAACGCTACTGGCATGCTGGCTGCACCGTTATTGTTGCGGCTGCTGTGCTTCTTCGCAGAGACTACGCCAATATCATTGATGTAGAGGTGCAGAAAGTCATTGACGCTCTCAGAGTCATTGTTGAGAAAGCCCGTGGAATTATCCGTGGCAGTGTGCGCACCGCTGAGGATGTGTTGAATGCCTACACCGGAGACAACTACGGAAGCTTCATCATTATCAAGAAAGCTGAAGGCCGCCTTATGGCTGCATGGGGGGATGGTGAGGCTGTTGACAAGTCACTCACCCGATCAAAAGTACTTGGGCGTGTTGAGCACGGGACGCTTGCGGAGGGGTTCAGGGAGTACTACATTGAGGAACAGCTTCTCAGGAAGCACTGCGTCAGCATGAGTTTCAGCTACGACGACTTCAAGAAGCAGATGGAGAAGATGTTCCGCGTTAAGTATTCCAAGAAAGATATGCTGGGCAAGACCAACGGCCCGTCCATGCGTGTCAACGCTATGCACATAACTTTTGAGGAAGAACAGTTCAATGGAAACAATCTATCCGTGGGCGACACTTAAACCGGGGGAGGGGTTTTTTGTTCCCGGTTTAGATGTTGAGAAAGTAAAGGAATTGGGGCTACGCGCCTCAATTCCCTACAAGTACCGCACCCAAGCTTTTGTTGGCATCAGAAAGGGGTTGCTAGGCGTATGGTTTTATCGGAAACCTCTCTCACCGTTTGAGCAACGGCGATCTTTATCTTCCTGATTTTGTCAAGCTGCTCACGCTTGGCTTCAGGTGACATGTTTGATGCCGCAATCGCCCGTTCAGCCTGAGTGAGTTTGTTCATGTTGGTTTTAAAGCTGTTGGCTAAGTCTGCTTGCATAAATTCATTACCGCGACGTTGAAGCAGCGCCATAGCCTCAGACATTCTGCCTTCTTGTGCCAGCTTGTTGAACGTGTTCTTGACCTTGAGGTTTTCATTCATGCGCTCATACACGCTGTTGATGATGCCCCCAGCGTCATTTGGTTGGAACGCACCGCCAAGAATTGGGTACTCCGACAAACGTTTAACGGCTTTCTCAGGACTCTCATCCGTAGGCGCGGCCACACTCAGTGCGTGCATGAACGCAAGCCCCATAGTGCCGGTGTAGCCGCTGACAAGTTGTTCAAACACAATTGGGGATATGCCAAATGCTTTACCGATACCTTTGGCCAGCTCGGATGTGTTGGCGCGGAACTGTTCTTCGGGCAACAGCTCTTTCTCCCGCGCAGACAAGATGTCCCGACCTGTGTAGAACGACTTGCCAAGCCCTGCCTCGATGGCGGGTTTCATGATCTGTGGGATGCCGTAAGACGAGCCACCGGGAATTGTCTGGAGAAGGATTTGTTTGAAAGCTTTGACTGCTTCCTCACCACCGTGCTCACTGACCATGCTGTTGTACAACGCCTCGGGCAACGCTTTGAAGATGTAGCCAATTTCAAAAGGCACAGGCAGTTTGATGGGTTCGTCTAAACCCGGCACACGGATAAACCAGTTGCCGTATTTCTGATCGGGCGTTGCGTTCTTGTACGCTTCGTCGTCCTCCATTATGGCGGCGTAGGCGAGGCTGGCAACAGCCATCATGGCACCACGCTGCATCATTTTTTCACGAATACGCAACTGATCGTTGAATGGCATCTTGCCCATAGACGCTTTGTACAACACGTTCAGACCTTGAATCTGTGCGTTGAAGAAAGGTATCAGGGAGTTGGCCACATGGATTGAGGGTGACGCGCCGCGCTTGTTAAAGTTCATGGACTCCAGCGCCAGCAACGTTGCCTCCATCTCAGACAGACCTTGCTCAATGTAACTGTTGTACTGCGCACGACGTGTTGTGGCATCTGCCTCCATGCTCATGGCTTCAAGCTTACCGAGTGCCGTCATCCAACCCGGCTTACCTTCAGACACATCACGCAGAATCTTGGTCAAGTCCTCGGCACCACCAACAAACTGCTGGCCTCCGGTAACACCACGGCGCTCAAGCGTCTTTTTGGTAGCGGAGTTAATTTCTTTCAACGCACCAATGACAGGCATGAAGTCTGCGCCAGAAAGAATAGGCGCGGCCAAGGAGTCACGGAACAACTGTTTGGCTGTGTACAAAGGGCTGAGGGTAATAGCTTTGCGCAATATCTGTGCTGGGAAAGCCATGACGCGCAACATTGCGGGCATCTGTGTGGGAATGCCCTCCATGCCTTTGACCAGTATGTCGGCGGGTACGCCGGTATCAAACTCTTTGTTGCCGATCTTGACCTTCTCGGTAGCAATAACAGCGTAACGATCTTCACCGTCATCACGGAATTTAACAACGTCAGGGCCAGCAGACATCTTCACAAACTTAGCGGCTTTTAGATCAACCAACTCAAACACAGCGTTCTTGGTAGCCAGATTGCGCATGCCCATGTCCATCAACAAATTGGTGTTTTGCACCGAGCTTGTCATGAAGTCAAGGATGGGCCTGTCGCCGCCAACAAGCTCATGCAGGTACGGCTGTTCGGCAATACTGCCAATGCGGATAGGAGACTCGCCACCAATTAAAAGTTCGGCTACGCCGTTGCGTTCACGATAGAACGGTATGTAATCGTTTTCTCTAACCAGACGTTTACCAACTTCTTTTGACAGTGCGCCAGTGCTGACAACAAACTCAATCAAGTTGCGGTTGTAGGCGTTGTATTCATCTTTTGCTTGTTTCAAAACTTTTTCTAAGCCGGGTGTGCTTTTGACGGCGGCCATAGTTTTGTTGAGCAGTTCTTGTGTAACGTCTTCACCAAAGTTCAACGAAGCCAAACCTTTGTTGTCTGCACGGATAGCCGCCATGTACAAAGTAAACACACGGTTTACAGCTTCCGCATTGCCAACCATAGGCTGCGCATCTTTCAGAATTTGCACAACGTTGTGTATGTTGGCGCTCTCTTTGCTCTCAAGCAAGCGCTCAATCTTGCCGTCAGCTCTTGTCTTTTCCACGATTGCCGGTGCGCCGTTGGATACTGCTTGGGACACAAAGTTCATGCGCTGGTCGTACATGCGCAAGTAATACATCATCTGCGTTCCCTTGACCTCATCCATGTACTTGGCCAAACGCTCAAAGCCTGCAAACCTGTCCACAAGCTGTGTCTCAAAAGCCAGACCTGTTACGTTGGCCTTGATCTTCTCAGACCAGCTTTTTTCTTTGGCCACAATCTTGTCAACAAAACCGCTGTGCTTGGCGATCTCAGGGTTTGTGTATTCCGCTGAACGCGAGAACAACATATCTCCCGTTGCGGGACTTGTACGATTGATTGGGTTGATGTCAGTGGCAATGATCTGCGCACCTTCATCTTTGTCGCCAAAGTCAACGTAGTTAAACGTGCCTTCTTTTTTGGTTCTGGAACGGTTGTCAAAAAACTTGATGCCCGCAATACCTTCAGCGTGAAGCATTTCGGACGCAAACCGGTCAGACAACTCGCTGGGCATACCGCCTTTTTCAAGAACGGCGCTAAGTGCTTCATACAGCTGTTGACCATTCTGACGGCTGGGCGGTGATGTACCAATTGAACGATCAAAGTTTTGTTGCTGAGTTTTATCTAAAGAATCATAGATGCGCTTGAACACATCTTTCACAACTGGTGGTTGACTATCCGCAGCGTCATCCCAGTGGATGTACTCATTCTCTGGACGCGTATGAAGCGTGCGCAACATGTAGCCAGAAGGTTCTGGCACAGGTGGGCCAGATACTAAGCGATACTTAAAGTCATCAAGGTTAAGCTTGTCTGCATCTTCATATATTTGTTTGTTACGCTTATAAACAAAATTTTCATCTGGACTGGTTGTAGCCATTTCAAACACTTTCATTGTGTTTGCGGCATCCACTTTTATTTCTGCAATTATTTCTTTAAAAGAAGGTTTTTCGCCCTTACCCAACGCCACTTCAAAGTCTCTCAAAACAGCGTGCGCTGCGGGGTTTGTGTCGTACAAGTTATAGAACTGTTTACCTTTATACAGAGGTTTTTCAAAGGGCGCATCTATGTACCCGTCTGCATTTTTTGCAAATTCTTTGAGTTTATCAATCGTTTCTTTAAACTCTTTGTCTGTTTGAATACCAAAACCAACATCCTGCATGTTGGGGTCGCTGCGCAAATCTTTCAACTCTTTTATTTGGCGTTCAATAGAATCCGTAAACATCATGTGTGGAGAAATGCCTGCATACGGGTTTGCCGCTTCTTCTATTGCGTTTTCAAGCATCCAGTCAGGAACAACGTCCGGCGCTTTACGTATTAGTTCTGGCCTTTGACTAGCTCTCCACGCTTGCACATCAGGCCGCTCCAACCATTTTTTAAGCTGCGAACCTTGTGCAACATCGCGATAGTAGTCCGCCGTGCCGTATCTTTGTGCACGATATGTACCATAGCCAAATGCTTGAGCGCCTTCACCAGAACTCATATAGGTGTGGTCAAACATATCAAACTTAACACCTGTACCGTGCCAAGTTCCTTTGAGTTCAAGGTGTGCTGCGCCGTAAGCAAAGTTAACCAAATCGCCCGCAGTCAAGTTCTTGGCGCTGATGCCAAACTTCTCAAGCGCTTTCTTGAACCCGTCCACCACCATCTTCAACCAGTTCTTAACTGCGTTGCCGCCTTTAACGCCAACAGGTTCTACGCCCATCTGCATGGCTTCTTCAACAGCGTACGCCAACAACTCGTCGTCAATCTGGTTTTCAGGTGTTTGCGCAGCTTCAACCCTGCGCATGGCGGCTTTACCAACACGCGCTTCCATTGAGTCGTCAGTTTTGGTTGCCCAGTTCTTAACTGTCTTGACCAACGCGTTGTACTGGCCTTCGTTAAAGAAGTTGCGGAATCCCAAGTGCACGCCGACTTCATGGAGCAACACGCCCAGTCCGTGACCTTTACCAATGTTGTTGGCAAACAATACTGCTTTGCCGTCTTGCACAAAACCTTTGGCATCTTTTGGTATCTGCCCTTTATACCAATCACGAGAAGCAGGTTTAAATTTGCTCAGGTAATCATCAAGGTCTTCATACACCGCCAACTTGTCAGCGATTTGTTTTTCTACATTGCGCCCAGTTATAGGCTCCCCCATACCAGCGGTGAGTTCGGCTTCAAGCTCAGCCTTGGTCAATCCTTTGACTGGTGTGCCACGGGAGAATTCAAAATCATCAAACAACCCCATGTTGGGGTCAAGCAGCTTGCCTTGCTTGCGTTTGCTTGGTTCTTTCAGCTGGGGTGCTTTGGTGCCCAGAATCTTTTTGGCCAGCTCGTTGGCATCGCGTATATCAGCACGAGCCATCTCATCCATTTCTGCTGGAGTAAACGCTTTTGCTACGCCTGACCCAGTACGGAATGGCTTAGCCGCCGCCAACGCAGTGGTGCTCGGCACAGTAGCAGCCTTGGGTGTTGGTGCAGGTTTGCCTGTAAGAAAAACTTCTTTCTGTGCTTCCAACGAAGCCAGCTTCTGCATAGCGCCCAGCTTGAGGGTTGCCTGTACGCGTTTGACGTTGGTGGTCTTGGGGTCGGCCATGATGTCGGCCAACTGCTCCATGTTTTCTGGCCCCATGAACGATTGCACTTCACCGCGTGCGTCAAAGATTTCATCATCAAACATTTCAATTTGTTTGTCTTTGACCCGCTGAAGTACTGCGGCTTCGTCAACTTCTTTTGCGGCTTGCACACCTTTGTCACGCAAATCATCAAGGCGCTTTTGTTCCGGCGTGCTGATGTCCGCAACTTTGCGGCCTTTCTTAAACACTGCACCGGGCAAGTCTTTGATGCTGATGCCGTCCTTCTTGAACGAAGCAGTAACCTTAGGCCACCAGACTTCCACATCTTTTTGGAATTCGTTCGCACGTTTCTGTGCTTCATCAACCGCAGCTTGCTGTGTTTTTACTTGCGTTTCTAAACGTTGTGCAGAGAACGGGTACTTCATCTTACCCAGTTCGCCACGACCACCAAGTTCAACAGCGGTCAAAGATTCCTTGCGCATGTCTGCCAACTGACGCTCAAGCAGTTCTAAATACTCGCGTTCTGATTTGAGGTCTTTGTCCAACATGGCTTCGGTGACAACAACATCGTTCTCAATCTCACCAAAACGGGCTTCTTGCAAGTCGGCCAGTTCTGTTTCCGCTTTTTCAATGTTCTCAACAAGCCCTTGCACTTTCTGCAAGTTGTTAATCAGGTTTGGCGCTTGGCCAGTACCCTCAGTCATTTCTTTCTTGGCCGCTTCAATCTGCGACTCAACTGTGGCCAGACGTGTCTTAGCAGCTTTCAAAGCACGACGTGCGCGTTCGATCTCAGGATCAAGCAATTCACCCAACGTATCAGACAGGCGTTGACGGGCTTTGCCCATCGCCTTGGCCATAGCGTCTTTGTATGCGCCACGTTGTGCTTGCAATGCAATTTCGGAATCAAGCATTGCGCGTTGGCCATCAGTCAACAGAACAGAGTTACGCAAACTGTCTTTGATAAGCTTTAACTTGTCCAGTAGTGGCTCAACAATTTTGCGGGCTGCTTCTGATTGTTTACGCACAGCCGCATTGTTGTCTTGCATTAACTCAACTAAGCGATTGTTTGTGCTTTCAAGGCGTTGCCCCAATGAAAGTGCTTGCAGCGCCTGCTTAACGTTCTTTTCGTACTCAGGAATTTTGCTTGCGTTGAAGTCTTGGATTAACCTGTTTACTTTTTGTTTTTCTTCCTCAGTAAACACGGACATGGCTTGTTCTTTTTGCTCAGCAGTCTTACCAATACTTTGTCTAGACACTTGCAAATACCGATCCATCAGCAGCTTGTCTTCTTTTGTAACGCCTGCTTCTGGGTATGACGCAAACATTTTTGCAATGTCTGCATTCGAGTACTTGCCAATATTGAAGTCTCCCGGCTTGAGCAGGAAAAACTGCATTTGGTTTTTAATGGCTTCAAGTTGTTCTTCTATTGCTTCAACTTGCGCAAAGCCTTGTTTGTCTCTGACAGAACGCGCTTTCTGGTTGGCTTCTGTTTTTGCCTTGAGCTTGCGTGCTTGATCCAGCGCTTCCCACACAGGCTTGATCTGTGGGGATTTGGCAAAGTTGGCGGGAGTGGCACGGATATAACCAATGTCTTTGCGGGTCTCAGGGAACAACTGGCCTTGACCTGCTGCGCCTTCACCAGCAATCTCACCCTCTTGGGCTGTACGTTCATACAGCTTTATGGCATCATCAAGGGCTTGGATATCTTGCGAAAGAACCTCACGGCCTTCAGCCAAGTTTGTGACAATAGGTTCAACAGCATCCAACAAACCGCGTGAGGCTTTGCCGCTGTCCATGATGTCAACGGCGCGGTCAAGCAACTTCAGGTTTAACGTTTTGCGAGTTTCTTCTGTCAACGGCTTGAGAGGCGGCTTAGCCATCAAGTTCCGCACAAATTCTGTGCGACGGCGTAGTTCTCCACCAAGTGTCTTGGCGGTTTCACCTTTGGCTTCAGCAACTTTCTGTGCTTCAGTGCTGGCAAACTGCTGTTTCAGTATTGGTGTTTCACGTGAAACCTGCGATGGCAGTTGGGATAAGCTGTCAACAACTTTGGCGATCTGCGCTTTGAAGTGCTTGATTTCTTTATCACTCAGGCGTGCAATTTCATTCAATGGCGTTGTGGCCAGATCACGGGTCTTCAAAACACGTTTGGTAACAGCGCCACGGACAAGTTTGTTTGCCCGCATCTGCGCTGGTTGCACCACAACTTCTTCAAACTCAGGCGCTACAGGCGTTGCCTGTGCGCGATTCAACCATTCACCCACCACATCATGAATGCGCGACGAGGCCTTGATGGCTTCGTCGTAAGTCAGTGCGGGTTTACCAGCAACACGACGGTGGATGGCGGCTTCTTCCAACACCGCAGAGATGTACTTGCCCCGGGCTTCTTCGGCTTGCTTGGCCAGTATGGCTGGCGACGTAGCCGCCATCTCATCTTTACCCAACGTTTCACCGCGACGCAAACGGTCAATCTTGTCCTCAATTGTGTTTAAAGACGTGTTCTGTTCATTGCGTACACGCAGCACTTCTTTGGCGTAGACGCTGGCTTGTGGGCTTACCTTGGCGCTTGGGAACCTTCCTTTTGTCAGTTCTCCAGCAGGCGTGGGTTCTGTAAAAGCGTTGAGCTGTTCTAACGCTTGGTTGCCTCTTTCAAACGCCGCTGTTGCAGCGTCTTGGTTATTTGAGCGCAGTGCGACATCTCTATCTTTATTAGCCTGATCTATTTCATCAAACAGACTGTTTATTTTTTCCCGTGAGCGTTCTGCCAGTTTGATGTTGGCAAACGGCATCAACTGTGGATTGACCGCTATGACTGGGGGTTTACCCTCACTAATTTTCTCCAGCTTTGGCTCGACCATGTACTTGAAGAACATGTCATCACCAACATCATCACGCTGGCTCTTGAGGTCGTCCATGTACGAAGTGAACGCCTGTACCTCTGGCGCTTCTTTCTCTGGCTTGGTAACACCAAACGCTGTTTTGCGTGTGCCCATCTCTTGTTCAAAGGCAGTTCTTTCTGCGGTTGCCTTCTCCTTGCGCATGGGCGCAAGCTGCAACTTCAACGCGTCCAACACGGCAGAGTTACGCACACCAGTAGGTAGGCCGGGTAATTGCAATCTACCTTTTTCAATTTCTTCAGCCAAGCTGGGGTTACGCATCAAATATTTAACGTAGTCGGCCTCCGCATCTTTGGGGGATTTTTCACTAGAAAGCTGTTGTTCGTTGGCCAATTGGATGCTCTCAGCGGCATATCGCGCCGCAGCATCTCCCGCCTTCGGTGCCGCAGGCGGCGCGGCAATCTGCTGTTCATACAGCTCAGGCTCAGCAGGTGCTTGCCCAATCTCCTCAGGCTCCATGCCCAACGCATACTCATACGGAGTTAGCTTGGCAACTCGTGCTTCTTCCTCAGCACGTTTCAGAATAGGCTTGACACGCACATACTCCTCAGCCAATGGCTTGAGTTCTTTGTTTATGGCCTCGATCTGGCGGTTGATTTCACGGTTGTGTGCGTAATCCGTTTCTGGGGATTCGCCTTTCCTTATTGGAATTAATTGCTGTTTGAGCGCCGTGCGCTGCGCTTCCAATTCCTGCGTCTTCTGGAATACTTCTTGGGCGTACTCAGGGCTGTTCAGCCGTATCTTTTCCTGTTCTGCCTGCGCAGCCGCTTCTTCACGGGCTTGTTTTACCTCGTCTGTAAGCGGGGTTGTAGGCGCACGACGACCAATAGCTAAGTCCAACAACCCTTGCGCTAACGCGCCAACTGCACCGCCGTAGGCGGCAGACTCACCAACCTGCTCAATGATTTGTTGCTCAGGTTTGTATATACCTTTGCTGATGATGTTCTGTGCGGCTTGTGCTGCGGCTTCTTGTGCGGCTTCCTCACCGCCAGCCATCAACGCACGTTTTACATACGACGTGGCACCCTCAAGCACAGGCTCCCCAAGACGTTTCAGAATACGCGTGGGGGCAAACATCTCTGATGCGCCTACCACAGCACCAAGGGCAGTGGAGGCAGTTTGTTGTCCTTCTGTAGCTCCTTCAGCGGCAGACTTCTCTACCTGTGTGCCAGCACCAGCGCCAATACCAAGGCCGTATCCGGCTACCCGCCCAGCCAGACCGAATGGCCCAGTGGCAAGGAACGGCGCGATAGAACCTGTGGCTTCACCAAACTTGCGCCCCACCGTGTCTTCATACCCCGGCGCAGCGGCAAACGGAGCCTTGGCTGTAGCCGCAACTTCTTTAATGTATTGTTGTGTGGCTTTTTCTTGTTCTTCTGGCAGCAGTGCTGATATACCAGTACCGGCTTGCTCAACAAGCCCAATAGCGCCGGGGACAAGACCTTTAAAGAATTCTTTGGTCTGCCCACCAAACGTGGTTTCTTTTGGTGCCGCTGGAGCTTGCAGTGATTTAAACGCCTCAGGATACATCTGCTGCGCTCGGGCATATGCCTGCTGGGGTGACTCCCCCTCTCGTATTGTTACGTAACTACCATCGGGTAACGGGACAGCTTGAGGCATAGTATTTTCCGAATTGTGCGGCTTGGTCTTACAACCGCAGTAGGCCGAACTACTTGCGGTTGGGGGAGTTTACTCCTTATGGGCGAAGATTTGTAGTATCCCCCGGCACGTTAACCGGATTAATCATCATCCCTTGCATGTGTTGCTTGATGGACGCGGCCAACTGACGATCCTGCGCTGAGCCAGCTTCAAGGCGCGGCAACAGCGACGGGTCTTTAATGGCTTCCAAAGCAAATGCGTTGATGCCTTTTGTCTCTGTCCCAGCAGTGGCGTAGTCTTTGTACGCAGCAAGCAGTTTGGGGTTTGAAAGAATGCGTTCAAGACCCGTGGGTGCGTTTACCTGCATTCTTGTACGGTCAAGTGCGGCAGCATCTGCGTCTTTTTGTCGTTGTGTTTGCGTGTTTTGCTCAAACACTGATTTGTTTGCTTGCAACCGCATTTCATTTTCTGAACGAGCGTTTGCAGAAGACAACGTGGTGCTGTTGTTCCAGATACTGGTTGCGGCATCTTTGTTTGTTTTGAACAGCGTGGCGGTAATGTCAATGCCTTTTTCATTGACCCGCGCCAGTCGATCAGCCGCTTTTTCTTGTAATCCCACAGACGTTTTAAAGTCGTCCCGTGCGGCAGCGTTACGAGCGGCTTCAATCTCAGCGTAGGCTTTGTCACGCTCCATGCTCAGTTTGCGGAAATCTTTGATAGAAGCTGCGTAGTCTTCCAGACCTGCCATTGCGCCTTTTCCAATGTTTTCAAACGCGTTTTGTGACGTCCCTGCCAGCATGCCCAGACCCGCTTTAAAGATTGCCATTGCTTTAGCATCTGCCTTGCTCACAGCATCTTCAGCTTCACGTTGTTTCAAACGTTCTTCTGCTTGTTCTCCGGGTTTTGCTAAGCCTGCAAGGCCTTTTTCGTAGGCTTTGGAAACATCTTCATTTGTTTTAATTGCGTCTGAGCGAAGCTGGCTGATACCCGTAGTGAGTTCTGATCCAGTGCCAAACTTGTTGCTTGCAGCCACAGCTTCTTCAGCAGTCATTGGTTTTGTGTTCAATGCTTTTATACCAGTCATCAAATCAACCGGAGCCGCAGCAGGAACAGGCACAGCGGGAGCAGCAGGTTTTGCCGCAGGTTT